ACAAACTCTGCTTCTAAAAACCAACAAGCAGTTAGACAAACAAAACGTTACTTCCGTTATCAATCTGGTAAAGGTGTATCATTCTCTACTGGTTCTATTCTTGAACCTTCAATTCCAAACATTGATAACATCTCTTCATCTGGAACTACAGTAACTGTAGTATCATCAGATGCACATAACGTTACTAGAGATACAGTTGTTGATGTTCGTAGTTGTGATGATAATAATTACAATGGAGATTATTCTGTTACTAATGTTATTGACCCATATACTTTTGAGTACGTTGTTCCTAGTGCACCTACCGATTCAATTGCATCAGGTGAGTACACTGTAACTCCTACCAATTCTTATGGTACTAGACTAGAGATTGGTATGATGGATCAGCAGAATGGTGTCTTCTTCCGTTGGGCTAGTGGTAACTTAAGCGTAGTTCGTAGAACATCTACATACCAAATTGCTGGTAGAATAACTGCAACAGCAGGAAGCACATTAATTTCTAGTTATACAGGACCAAACCTACAAGGTACAAAGTTTGCAAAACAATTAAAACCAGGTGATAATATAGTCATTCGTGGTACTTCATATCGTGTTGATGGTATTATCTCTGATACTCAGATGGTTATCTTCCCTGACTATCGTGGACCTACATCAAATAATATTCCAGTAACTAAAACTGTTGAGACTGAATGGAATCAGTCTGACTGGAACATTGACCGTTGCGATGGATCTGGTAAGACTGGTTATACTCTTGACCCAACCAAGATGCAGATGTTCTACATGGATTACTCTTGGTATGGTGCAGGTTTTGTACGTTGGGGTTTCCGTGCTTTGAATGGTGATGTTATCTACGCTCATAAGATTCCTAACAACAACCAGAACACTGAAGCATACATGAGATCTGGTAACTTACCAGCTCGTTATGAAGTTAATACTCTTCCACCAGCAACAGTTGCATCAAGAAGTTTTAGTTCTGGTGATGGAACATTGTATATTAATAACGCACCAACTCATTTCCCAACTAGTGGAACTCTACGTATTAGACAAACTTCTGGTGCTACCGCAGGTGTTACAGAGTATATTAACTACACAGGAAAGACATCAGTTGTTCAAGATGTTATCTCTGTAAGTGCTGCTGGTGATACGATTGAAGTGGCAGATACTACTGGACTATCTCCAGGTGGACAACAGACAATTACATTTGACACACCGTTCTCTAATATTGTTGCTAATAAAATATATTATGTTGCTGCAGTTCCTTCAGGTACTACATTCCAAATAACTTCTACGCTTACTAGTTCAACTGGTATTGCATTAGATGATGCTACTGGTTCTCCATTGTCTCCTCTTTCACGTGCTTCTGCTGGATCTTTCACAGGATGTGTTAGAGAAAAAGCAGGTGCTACTGGAGTATCTTTAACAATGGCTAGTGGTGCTTCTAGTGGTACTGTAAGTAGTGCAACAGGTATTCAAAAAGGACAGAGAGTTATAGGTACTAATATCCCTGCTGATACTTTTGTACATAGTATTTCAGGATCTAATATTGCATTGAGTAAAGCAGTTACTAGTGCCAACCCAACTGGTGTTATTTTCTCACCTCTTGGTGCAGCTGGAGCACAGTCATTTACTTACAGTGCAACACAACCTATCGGAGTTGAACTACTTGGTGCAACGTCTGTACCACAGATAAGTCACTGGGGTTCATCAGTTATCATGGACGGTAGACTAGATGATGACAGAGCATATGTTTATACTGCTGCTACTAAACGACAAGGTGGAATAAACTCAGGACAAACCAGAGCGATCATCGCTCTACGTGTAGCACCATCTGTTGACAATGGTATTTCTGGTAACTTTGGTACTAGAGAACTTGTTAATAGAATGCAGTTGGTTCTATCTCAGGTTGACATTTCATCTAACGGTAAGTTCTTTGTTGAGTTGGTGTTGAATCCTATTCCTAGTATTCAAGGTACATGGGTTCCTGTTGGAGGTACTTCTCTAGCACAATACGCCATTATGAATGTTGCTACTGAGTTCACTGGTGGAGAAGTTATCTTTGGATTCTATTCTGATAACGGTGTTAACAGTTATGATCTAGCAGATGTTAAAGAGATATCTAATAGTATATTAGGTGGTGGTACTTCTACATATGATGTATCAACTACACCTAACCCAACAGGTATTTTCCCAGACGGTCCAGAAGTTCTAGCGATTCGTGCTACAAATATTACAAACCAAACACGAGGAATTGACGCACGTTTCTCATGGAAAGAAGCACAGGCATAAATAAAGAAGCCTTTGAGTTGTATTATGGAAAAGAAAAAAGAAGAAGTAGCTCCAAAGAAAGGTCCATTAGGTAAACTTAAGGACGCAATGGATGACAAAGAAGAACAACTAGAAATATTGTCTACTTTTGTGAGACTTGGAATTTTGGTGTGGTCTGGGGGGATATTAACTTTGGCGTACGTAGATTTGCCCCCACAACTACAGATACCAAAGCAAGACCTGGATCCGACTTTCATAGCTTCGGTTTTTACAGGAGTTTTAGCTACCTTTGGCGTTCAGGCAGGTTCTAAAAAGAACAATGGTGCATCTCAACCTAATGGTAGTGGTGGTGGAGTTGGAATCACTAAAGCAGACTTAGAAAAATTGATTGAAGCAGCAAAACAAACTGCACCTGTTCAAACTATTAGAGTAGAGCAAGGACCAATCAAGATAGTTTCTGCAGAGACAGATGGAAACAATAAAAAATATGAGTTATAATCATGCAAAAAATAATTAATGTATTCGCTATTACGTCTTTCGTTGTATCTGGTGCCGTTGTTGGCGGTGCTGGTTACGTATATCTTAACAAGGATGCCCTCTTAGATGGTGTCAAAGGAAAGATTACTGAAGCTGTAATGGGATCAGTCGGTGGAGCACTTCCAGATGCCATAGACGGTGCTATGCCAAACTTACCTACATCAACAGGATTACCTGTACCAAACTCTCCTTTATAAACTTTGGAAATTAGAGAGATCAAACCAATTCAGGTTAGATCTACTAACGTTATTATTAATGAAGTTAGACAGATACCAGTCTCACCTAATTGGTTAACATCTGAACCACCACAAGCGATACCAATATATCCTCCTGTTACAGGAGGTATAGGGGTACCGATCATTGACATGCCAGGATGTGTAGAAGCACATCAAGAGGATGACAAGGGTAAGAACGAACAGTTATCAGGTGATGACCCTAAAGGTGTAAGGATCTATTGTGATGCTGGAATGCCAGCGTTTGATCCTATGGATTTTAATAAGGACAACCTTGAGTTTGAAGGTGAGGCAGCAATACCACCTGTAAACACAGGAGATACACCTCCTTTAGACACTCCAGAAATTCCAAGTGATGTAAAGACTAAAGAATTAAAGTGTCCTACAGAGGCACAACAATTAAAGCAACCAATTGGTACGTTAGTTAAGGATGGAAAAGAAAAAATTATTGAGTATAGATTGGTTGGAAAAGAATGTATAGCAATATCTGAAGAAATATCTTTTGCAGATCAGGTTGTTAAAGGAATACCATCTGCCAATCAGGTTGCACAAACTGGAGGCATTGCAATCGTAGCAACCGCAGCAGCTACTGCAACTCCTATCCTATTGAAGGCTGTCAAACCCATAGTTAAACAGGCAATTAAAAAAATTCAGAAGTTATTTGGTAAGGAACCTCCCAAACTATCTGCTAGTGAAATTAGATCTGATAAGTATCGTGAGAAGAAAGGACTACCTCCTATCAAACGTCCTAAGAAAAAATAATTATTCCTTTAGTGTACCAATAGAATGAGTTTCTAAGGATGATGAATCAGTTGATACTTCTATAGGGGTAAGATCAATCTCTACCTTTTTCTTTTCTATTTCTGGAATGTTATGTACATGAGGTTTGATTTCTGATACTCCCTGAACTAAAACGTCTGCACATATAGAGGCATATCTCGTACCAGGTTTGAACATTATTCCAGATTTGTATAATTCACCACAATTTTTGAGACGAGCGATCTCAAAGTCTAATCTTTTATTGGCAGTCAACTGTCTTTGCATATCAATTTGAACGTTAACTGCTTCCTTGCATTGTTCTTGTAGTTGTTTATCTAATGGCTTAGACCATGTAGCAGAGACACCTACCCCTAGATTATATGTGTCCTTCTGTCCTGTTCTAGTAGGTACTGTATAGAGAATAGAACCTGGATTGTCTGGTGCTCCATCTTCATCCATGTCTCTCATATCATACACTGGTGAATCCCACCAACCTTCAAATGGTTTTTGTGAACCAGCAGTAGCAGTGACATATGGTGTCACGTTCATGGTACTACCTTGACACTGTATGCCACCACCATAGGTGTTGGTTATGTATGGACCTTGTAAAACCTGTATTGCCTGGTTGGTCACTGAGCCCGAACTATTAGCTATGGGACTTGCGGTTGCACTCACACCCCCTACAGTCTCTGCATTCACAGGGGCACTCATGGCCACACTCAGGACAGCGAGACATGTTGCTTTTATTGACTGAATACGCTTGTCGTATCTGTGACACTTGTCACCTCCGTTACTCTTTGTATTATTGTGTGCTGCTGAAGCCCTGGTCCTTTGTACGTTTCTGTAAATTGAAACGCTGCACCTGGTACTGTCTGTGTAAATGTTGGTTTTGTACCCACTCCTGTCCATGTTGAAGTCACTCCATCTATTGTTACTGTGGAAGTTGATGTGTCAGGTGAAACCACGTGTAAGTCACCTGATGCAGTGATACCAGTACCTGTTGCAGTATACTGGTAGCCTGTAGAATAATCCATGCTATTAATCGTCTCTGTTACCTTAGACGTTGTTTCTGTGTGGCTAGTCATAGAGCCTTGCTGAAAATTTGGGACCACAGGCACTGCTATGACTGGGTTTATAGGCGTAAGTATTGCACCTACACCTACCACAATCGTCGCAGTATATAATTTTACCCTTTCAGAAATCATAATTTGTCACCTAAGGTATGAGATAACTCATAGTTATCGTCTAGTTAACGGTCACTTCTGATACGAACTGTCCCGTAGCTACAGTGCCCGCCCCACCTGCTGTAATCGTAGTCACACCAGCAGATGTGATGGTTCCAGCCAAGGTATCTTTTGCACCAGCTGCAGTAGAAACTTGACTTGAGAAGTTGCCAACAGTTCCTACAGTTGGAGCAGATGTAGATACAGCATCGGCTTGAACGTAGGACTGGCTAAAGCTGAATGCTGAGCCTGCTGTGTCCTGTGTCGCTGCAATAGTTCCAGGAGCATATATGCCTGAAGTTATAGTCCCAACGCTCACAGTCCCTGCTGTCGTACCATCAGTGGTATCAATATTTGATCCACTTATACTAAACGAGCTACCTATACGCTCCATTTGAGTTGCAGCTGCGTTCACTTGTAGTTGAACACTGCTGGACATTTTAGTAGTTATATCAGCACGTGCACTAAGAGGCGTTGCCATTGCGGCTATACCAATTAATAGAAAAATCTTTTTCATTTGTAAATCTTTTCAGTCCCATATTTATTTAGACATGAGTAGAAATACAATAAGTTATAGAATGTTCAGACTGAACAGTTTACACAAATACACAATTTTTATGCTATAAGCATTTTTTATCTGTACTATTAGATATTCTTCTTATTTTTTGTACGGTTTTTACTACTATTGTTACATTGTGTAAAGTTTACAACTGCTATATAATTATGTAACAATACTTAACAAAGGAACTCAATGACTTCATCCACTGCTG